CCAGGATCTTGAAGAAGATCATGCACCGGAACAACGCACAACGTGATTCCGAGGAGTGGCTGTGGTCGCATCCGAGATATGGTGGCCATTCAGCACCCATGGGATGCCTCATACAGCAGGATCATGATAAATTACAACACATAAGGAGCCAACAACGTGCCAAAACTGAACAGACCGTATAGGACACCGGGCAAGGCCAAGAAGATGGCCGTCAAGGTGCGTAATCCCCGGACCGGCAACATCAAGACAGTGAGGTTTGGTGATCCCAACATGAGGATAAAGAAATCAAATCCTGCTAGAAAGAAAAGTTTCCTAGCAAGGCACAAGTGTTCAACACCAGGACCCAAAACAAAAGCACGTTACTGGTCGTGCAGAGCATGGAGATAATATGAAACACACACACAAAACAAAAGATGGTAGGACGGCACGTAAAGGTCTTTACTACTATGCCAACAAGAGAAGAAAAGCAGGCAAGCGACCGATCCGGAAAGGCCGACCAGGTTACGTGACCAGAGCGGCAGTGACGAGATCAGCGAGGACGGCAAAGAGATAATGGAGAGCGACAGTGGCAGGCATCAAAGCCCGCAAGGGCCAACAGACACAGCACAGCAAGTGTTATGCGAAAGGACAAGAGTGGGTGCCTTGCAGGGTGATACAACGCAAGAGATTTGGCAACGGCACACGCGAGTTCATGGCCGCACAGTCGATGCAGACCGGGGAGATATACAAGAACCATCAGGGATTGACAGCACCGTGGCACTCGATAAACTTTACATCAACCAAACCAGACACATTAGATTAGTTGACGACTGGATGAACCCGTGGCCAATACCCGGAGAAGATTTTTTAAATAACATAAAGGAGAAATATGAAACACTCAAGAAAAGGTTACTCAGCAAAACAGATGAAGATTGCTAAAATGGCCAGACCAAGAAACAAGATTACGGGTGCGGACTTTGCCGTGTTGCGTAAGAACAAGAAAAACAAGAAGAGAACATAATGAAAACCAAATCAGTGTCAGCACCCAGGGGTTTCCATTGGATGAAGAAAGGCACTTCATTGAGATTGATGAAGGGTGCATACAAGCCGCACCGGGGTGCAGTCAAGAAAGCCCGATTCAAGACTGTGAAATCACACAAAGGTATCTAGTGCCCGGGGTAGACACCAACAGATGTGTCGTCATAGGCAACGGTCCCAGCAGGAAACTCACACCATTAGAACAGATAGATTGCACCACCTTTGGTTGCAATCAGATATACCAGGACTTCCAACCTGACTACCTGTTGGCACAGGACAAGGAAGTGATTCATCAGATGCAGGTTGACAATGTTATACAACCTGTGTACGTGCCACAGAGCAGTTACAGGATATTCAGGGACAACACATACACACAGTTGCACGACATGAAAGAGATACGATTCCCATACGTGAGGATGAATTCATGGCTGTCGGGAGAGCAGGCCATGGTGTTGGCCGCACAGTTGGGTTATGTACGCATAGATCTCATAGGGTTTGACGGGGGTCCTGAAAGCATATATCGTGAACCACAGGCACATGCACAACCACATCGCGAAAGATATACACGCACATTAAAAATAATACAGGAGTATTATCCAAAAATACAAATCACAGTGGATGACTACTTTACCAGCAGAGGTTAAATACGAGCGTGGACAACCGCGAGGCCCATTGCTGTCTAACAAGTTAGGCTATTTGGTAGAGATACAATTCTACAAGCAAAGAACGTTCATTGCTAGTAGGGACAACCGCAAGGCCCCAAACACATTAACACAATTCCCAGCGTTTTATAACAACAACAACTAAACTACAAGGAGACCATTAACATGGCATTAGTAGCAAACGCAGGAACATCAGTATCGAATTCATTCGTGACTATGTTCAGTGATGATGTAAAACAAGCGTACCAACAAACATCATCAAATTTAGTTGACGCAGTTAGAGTTGTAAGAAACGTAACTGGTTCAACTTACAAGTTCCACAAACTATCAAAAGGTGGTAGTATCAAAAACAAAGCCAGATTCGAAGATATCACGGCTATGTCTGATACATCAAAATCTTTTTCAGGAAGTGGTGCTTACACAGGTGGTACAGCACAGAACAGTGTTGTAACAACTACACTTAACAATTACCATTCTGGAGAATATATTGACGATTTAGATATGTTCAAGACTAACGTCGACTTGAGAAACACATTCGCTAACGCGATTGCGTCAGGTTTGAACAGAGCGGTAGACCAAGAGATCATCGATGCTTTAGAAGCCTCTACTCCAACGACAGACATTGCCGCTGGATCAGGACTTACAAAAGCAAAGTTCTTAGAAGTTCATGAAGCAATGAATGATCTTTCAATACCAACAAACGACAGATGCATCATCATCTCTCCACAAGCGTTAACTGATCTTTTAACAGACAGTAACCTTGTTACAGCGGCAGATGGTCTTGTTTCAAACACGGCTTTGACTAGTGGTTACATTCCGAACGTGTTCGGTTTTAGAGTAATCATGTCAACGTTGTTAACGAAAAATTCTGTTGTTAGAAATTGTTACGCAGTACACAAGGACTCAGTAGGTCTTGCGTTAGCACAGGACATCACAACTAGACTAGACTACGTTGCACAGAAGGCATCCCATTTAGTACTGGGTACTATGTCTGGTGGTTCAACGGTCATAGATGCAGATGGTGTTGTACAGGTTCAAGTTACAGAGTAATTTGTATAATAACAATTAAGAAAGGTTAACACCTCACTCATTAAGGCAGGCCTCCATTGGATTGTGGGGCCTGTCTTTTTTTATGTCCGCTAAATAATAGAATAAAGGATTTCAACCATGGCTGAAAGCAAAGTTTCAATATCAAACCAAGCACTAACAAAATGTGGTGCCGCAACAATAGGTGCATTCACAGACGGATCACACGAGGCAAACGTGTGTTCAACGATGTATGACAACGTCAGGAACGGTCTGTTATACTACACGTTTTGGAATTTTGCCATAACAAACAAAGCACTGAACAGATTAAACGAGACACCAACCAACAAATCATATCTATACGTGTTCAGTCTACCAGGTGACGTGATCAGGATCAAAGGTTTCTTTGACACTGATGGACATTATCAGGAAGATTACAGCATAGAAGGTGCCAAGGTGTTTTCAAACGAGCAGACACTGAACATAGAATATGTGAAAAACATAGTTGAAGATGACATGCCGGTGTTCTTCATAGAGACACTGATAGCCAAAGTGGCACTGGAGATCAACGAAGCGATCACAGGGGTTGGTACTCTTACAAACAGATTGGCCGGAGACTACGAAGCCAAACTACGAGCGGCCAGGATAGCGGACGGACAGGAGAATCCACCACATAACATAGTACCACCGGGCAGATATGTTGAAGCACATTTGGGTAATACAGGTCTGACCAACAGAAGGTTAAGACACAGTAATACCTAACAATGACAATAAGAAAATATTCGCAAACTAATTTCACACAGGGACAGGTAGGACCAAACATATTTGGTCGTAATGACACACCGATCTACAGGGCAGGTTTGGCAGAACTGTCAAATTTCCTGATATTACCACAGGGTGGCATACAGAAACGTAGGGGATTCCAATTCATATCAGCGGATCCAGACAACACGACCACACCAGATGGTTCATCGACGTTAACAACAGCAGGTTTCCATGTATCATCTAGGTTGATACCTTTCAAATTTGCTGACGGACAGGAATATGTGATCATACTTGAGCCAGCACACGACAGTGACGCGGCCAAAATACACATATATTACCAAGATGTCAGAGTAGCGGTGCTGACCAATGGATCAGGTGGCAACGTTTTTCCCATAACAACTTCAAACATAGCGGACATAAGATTCACACAGAGTTTTGACTACATGATACTGGTACATCCAGATGTGAGACCATTGCAATTGGTCAGGGGTGCAACCAACAGTTCCTGGACAATCACACACCTTGCATTTGATACCATACCAACCGCGAACTTTAATTTCCAAACCACACTAACACCAGCGGCAACCACAGGAACCAGCATAAATTTCACGCTGTCCAGTGGATCATACGCTTGGGTAGATGCGGCATGGCCAGACGGACACGTGGGCATGAACATCAACATCAACGGTGGATTGGCAGAGATAAAATCAATCACTAGTTCAACCGTGGCAGTGTGTGACGTAATTTACGATTTAGTGGACACAGAGCCCGCTGAAGGACACGAATGGGAGATAGATGCTTTCAGTAATCTGTCTACCACACTGGGTGGTGGCTTTCCCAGAACGGTCACGTTCCACCAGAACAGATTGATATTTGGTGGTACCAGGGACAAACCACAGACGCTGTTTGGATCACAGTCAGGAGACTTCTTCAACTTTGACAGTTTCACAAGGACAGTAACAGAGTCAGGTGGCTCCACAGAGGTAACAGGTACAATAACGGATGACGCTGGACTACAATTCACAATCGCGTCAGACAGTGTCAATGCAATAAGACATCTCGTGTCACAACAATCACTTTTCATATTCACATCAGATGGTGAGTTTGACATGTCAGGTGAGCCTGTAACTCCAAGCAACGTACTTGTCAGGAAACAAACCGGCTATGGCATAGACTCGGGTGTGACAACACCAAAGATCGTTGACAACGAAGTTTTATTTGTGGCCAAAGGTGGCAAACAATTAAGGGCTTTCGTCTACAACTTCAACACAGACGCATACTCGGCCAAGAACTACTCACTGGTTCACCATGACATACTGTCAGGTGCAGACAGGATAGCGGTATTGACCAACTACGCTAACACCAACACCAACTACGTGTTCTGCACAAACGCAGATGGTAGCCTGGGTGTGTTGGGTGTGAACACAGAATTTTCAGTTGTTGGATGGATGAAGTTCACGACAGACGGCAATTTCAAAGATCTAACAGTGATCGATGACAGCCTGTACACATTGGTACAGAGAAATGACAACGATGGATCAACCCTAAACACAGGTCTGTTCTTAGAAAAATGGTCAGAGGATGACATATTCCTTGACTCATACCACACTACCAGCATCACTGGATCAAGTTTCCAAGGTGCACAAGGATTGGAAGGTAGAACAGTCAAGGTGGTTGCGGATGGATTGTTACACCCCGAAGTGACCGTAGATGCCGCTGGTAATTTTTCACTTACAAGATCAAGTTCATCAACACAGATAGGACACAACTACGAGAGCACAGCAAAAACTTTACCAATTGTTTTCAATTCAGGTGGACAGAGCACACTAGGTGAGAAGGTCAGGAAAGTCCTGTGTGAACTACAATTACAAAACACAAAAAGTTGCAAGGTTGACAACATAGTGGTACCATTCAGGACATTTGGCACGTCATTGTTGAACCAAGGCATAGATGGTTTCACGGGACAGAAACGTGTGAGATTGACTGGTTACGCGACCACTCCGCAGACAACATTCAAGAGTGATGAACCGTTACCATGCACCCTGTTAAGTATGACTAATGAAGTTAAATTTGCAGGTGGCAAACTCCAAGACGCTGGTTAAACAACCGGTCAGGCATCCACTAAATTTTGAACACTACGAATACGTTATTAACAACTGCCGAGACGTTGACCTGCAGGAGATAACATTGATGGGTTATACTAGAAACAGATTGATCAGGAAGTTTGATGAACTGGAACATGGTGTCACTGGCACGTACCATGACATACCTTTCCTGGCCGCAGGCACACACGTGATAGGTGATGAAGTGTGGTATTGGTTCATAGGCACTCCGTTGGCAAATGATTTTTTCTTCAGGATATCAGGAGAAGCAAGGCAGTTGATAGAAAAAAGTATGCAGAGGCATCCAGATAAACGACACCTGGTACAGGTGTGGAGCAGGCACCATCAGAGCGTGAAATGGTTAAATATGTTAAAGTTTAACAAGATTGACCAGTATTTTCAAGGTCATGAAGAAATTTTTATAGTCGAGAGGAAACGAACTTAACCATGTGTGCACCAAGGAATCAATTAATCCGAACAGCATTAATAGGAGCGGCAATCTACGCAACAGGTGGAGCGGCCGCATCGTCATTATTGACCACTTCCGGTGGCTCACTAGCCGCGGCAAGTACAACAGCGGCAACCACAGCATCAACCACATCAACACTTAACACATTGGCAACTGTGGCAAGATATGCTTTGCCGGCAATCACAACAGCAGGCAACATATACCAAGGTTATATGCAATCTGCCATGTTGACACAAAAAGCAGGATTTGTAGATTTTGAAATAGCAACAACCAAAGAAGCATCTGCTTTAAGAAAAGCAAAACGAGACAGAGCATTGGCAATTGCCATAGGAAAACAAAACGCAAGATTTGGATTAACCGGCACAACATTAGAAGGATCACCGGGAGATGTATTATCGATGACTGCAAGTAATTTTGCAGAAGATCAATACATTGATGATTTTAATACAAGTCAAACAATTTTAAGTAAATCTAACCAGTCAGCAATTTTAAGACAAGAAGCCAAATATGCTAAAGTTGGTGGATATCTAAATGCTGTGTCGTATCTAGGAACTAGGGGATTTGAGGATTTAATCAGGACAAAGATAGATAAAAAGAAACTTATAACTGCTAGACCAACAAACGATCAAGGCATTAACGTAGGAGACGCACCGTAATATGAGTAAATTACCACAAATACCACCTTCGGTGCCAATTATACCAACGTCAAACAGACGTAGAGTAGACATACCAACTTACAGCGGTGGACAACTTACACCACGAGAAAATTTAACCATGCCAACATTTGGCCAAGGTGCTGTCAACATTGTAAAAAAAATCACAGACCAAACAGCCAAAATAGACACAAACATTGCCAGCAATGTTGCTTTTAAAAAAGGTAAGAATCAGCAGGCAACCAATCAAGATTATGTTGGTAATGATTTTGCATTTACATTGACAGGACAAGCATACAAGAAAGGTGTTGATGCCACGTTTGTTTCAATGAAAGAGACAGAATTAGAAAATGAATTGAAATTGATGAGGGAAAAATATCTCGAAACTAATGATGTAGATGGATATGTTAAAGCATCGCAAAATTACAAGAACAAATTCATGGAGAATATTCCAGAACAATTTTTTGGAGATTTCAACACATACTACGATAAATTTGATCAGAGGAATGCTACTGCACTCACAGTATCTAAAAGATCTCAAGAACTCACAGACGGCAGTTTTAGAATAACAGAACAGTCAAACAAATTAGCGGAAAGAATATCACAAAACATAGCATTCCAGGGGATAACAGAGTCGTTAATTGATGATTTGTCTATATTAAACAGAAATAATCTATCACAAAAAGATATTTTTGGTCGAAGTTTAGAAGCACGTACAAAAGAAAGAGCAAATCAAAAAGAAATAATCACAAAAGGTGCCGCAAGGAATGTCTATGATGCAATCAAGAATAATCCAACAGCATACAAAGAATGGCTTAATCAAATAGCAGACGGAAATTGGAATCTAGGTGACCTAGGTGACGAAGAAGTGTTTGCCAAAGCATTTCCAGGTGGTGTCAATCTCGACATGGCAGAAAGACAAACGGTAATATCTTATGTTGAAAGTTTGAGAAAACAAGACAAGACAAGCCTAGCGATTGCTTCTGCACAATTAAAAAATACAGCAACATCAAACAACACTAATTTAACAACAACTGGATGGGACACATTCAGAGACCCGGAAGGCAACATTGATAAATCACGTGCAGTATTTGATTACGAGGCTTGGTTAGCCAATGATGGTGATGCCGCAGTTGGCCTTGAGTTACAAAAGAAAAATGCTGTAGGCATTTTTGTTGCTGATCAATTGGAATTTGTAAAAACAGACACAACAACAGCAATACCAAGTAGGATCGCGACACTGCGAGCAGAGATACAAAATATTAATGATTTAAAATTATCAGACGGTGAAAAAGCATTTTACATTGACAGCAGGACAGCCGCAATTCAAGCCATGGAAAATGAAATGGAACAAAGAACAACCACATTAAAAAATGGTAATGAAGTTGACAGTTTCATCACACAGAACAGAGTAAGTGCTACGAATTTACGTATGTATGATGGTAACGTTGATGTCATGACACAGAGTGCTCATTTGAACAACACTTCTTTCTACATGGTCAAGCCAAGCAAGACACAGAGCAAAATAGAATACGAAACAGTGCAGGTGCATTTTGATAACAAAGACATCAACTCATATATTCAGGCCAACAACGACGGGATCAACAGACAGAGAAGTCTATACTACACCATGTTTAGGACCGGCATCGCTGATAATAAAAGTGCCACGGATGCGGACTGGGCCAAAGCCAGTTTGAGCGAAAGGGCAAGGAGAGATAGCACCGGTGGAGACACAAAATTGTTGTTCAACATCATAGCAAACTACGAACAAATAGGTGAGGCCAACGGACAGAAAGACAAAGAAGAGAAAAACAAATTTTTTGTTGAAATCAGTGAAGGACTGTATGAGTTTGACAATGATTTTGGCAGGGCCAAGAAAGGTGAATTCAACGTGGTTTACGATTACTATCGTAACAGCAGAAACAAGTCCGAGTCTGAAGCGGCCAAACTGGCCAAAGACTACGTGCTAGGTGGCATGGTTAGACTTGACACCAACTACGGTGTCACGTATGTTTCACCAAATCATCTCATGGGTGAGTTTGAAGCGTCCGGTGACACGGCAATGAATGCAAGTCAAATGGAGAAAGCAAAAAAAGATCTCATAGAACAAATCAACAACACGTACAATAGACCAGAGAGAAGCAGTCTTACAGTAATAGGTAAAAGCATTGACGACTGGGTAGCGGGTGACAGGGACAACTACAAAGTGGTATTGATGGGCAACAGTCTGCGACTGGTAACCAAAGATGTGGGATCAGGATCATTGACAAAATTTACAGTGCTTACCAAAAGACCAAGTGCAGGAAACACATTGTTCTACACAGATTTAAGCATACCAGTAAAAATATCAAAACAAGAAATCACAGCGTACGAAGATGAATCTCCCACGTGGGAGTATGATGACACAATCAACGGCATGGGCAGTTTCAAAGAACCAAAAACTGCTACTAGATTGAAAGTGATCACAGAGGTAGGATTAGACGAGACTGATGTTACACCAGTTGAGAAAAAAATAACAGAGACGGCCACGCTTGATGACAAAGCAATAGCGTTGTTCAAACACTATGAGAAGAAAGGATATATTGTGCAAGACGAGGTGGAAGGATTTGACGAAGTTGCAGAATTACCACAAGTAAGAATGTTATACGAGGATCCTTTCAGTCAATCGATGTTTCCAACAAATCCACCAGATCAGGGCATAGCCAACGCAATAAGTTTAGCATTTGCAAAAAACAAAGGACAGGCATGGATGATTGAATGGTTAATGAGTAAAAGTGAATATACTGGGGGTTCGTCAACGGATCATAGAGAGACTGCAAAATTAACTTTGAATTATTGGAAAGATAATTTTGACACAATTAAAAATTTACAAACAGACACAGACACCCCAACGAGGATGGATGTATTACAGGCTTTAATAACAACCATCAAAGATCAACCAACAATAAGATTTGCAAACGACGGTTTTGATTTTGGTTACACAGGAGAGTAATGGCTCTAGAAACAGTAAGACCCGCACAGGTACAAACACCTAAAAACGAACCTAGGACACCAGTAGGCACTTTTGAGTCTCTCAAGGCTGGTATCAAGTCAGGTTGGGAATACAACACAGTATTCAGCCTCATACCGGATGCCATACAAGGTCAAGAAAATGCCAACAATCCTTTTGACCAAGTTGACCCGGATTTATACAACGAGGGACATCCTTTCTACATCGAGGACCTGCCCTATGACCAAGGTGTCAGTTACAAACACCTGTATGAAATGTTCACATCAAGACAAGAAGCGGCCAAATATGCACAAATATTCCAAGACGGTGGACTGCTTGATAAAACAGCATTCGTGGCAGGAGCATTTGGCACAGCGGTGCTTGATCCAATCACTTACGTACCTGTTCCGTTCCTAAAAGGTGTCACAAGTTTTGGCAAACAAGCGTTGGCCATAGGTGCGTTTAATGCCGCTCTCGAAGTGCCATTGTATCCGTTGGTCAATGAAGCATATCAACAGAGAGGCCTAGGCAAATACGAATATGAAGAATTAGTACAACAGATGGGATTGGCTTTCGTGGCAGGTGGTGGATTAGCAACCGCGATGAGGGGTGGTGGATACGGACTTGCAAAGATACGTGCGGCTAGATTGAAAGCATTAGATCCATTAGAAAGAGAAGTACAGAATCAAAAAGTTCAATATCCCAACTATGATTACGACAACACAGTGAGAGACATGATATCAAAAGACGTGTTGCAAAGAAATCAATTGGATTTTGACAGTGTCAGGAAACACACTTTCATGTCCAACAGCGTGGAAGATTTTTGGATAGACACGGCCGGCAGGAGAAAATTTATTGTGGATGATGTCACTGACAATGATGTTAAAATCACAAGCCAAGCAGATCAAACAAAATTAGTTGAAGGCAAAAGAGACAGCATCTTGAAGATTGCAAAGAGTCTGATAGACAGATCAGATGAATCTAAAGGTGCATTAAGATACATCTTGAAAACCACAGAAGACGGCAAGTTGTATGATCTAGACCTAGCAAATCTAAAAAAATGGATAGATTCAAACATACCAGGTGCACAGGAAAGGTTGACTGCAAAAATAAACGCATCAAAACCATTCTATAATCTTTCAAAATACATTAACAAATCTTTAAAATTTAAAGCAGATCTCGATGCGTGGGACAACGTGTTGTATGACAGGGGCAAGACTTTTGAGATAGTGCCTGATCCTGAAAGAGGCATTGACATAGAAAACAACATTGGTAAATTTTACAAATTAAATCGTGTTGAGTTTGACCCAGCGGTAGAAACAGCAAAAAGTTTTAGGGACAGACAGGAAGTGCGTAGAAAACAATGGGCCAATGAAAAAATTAATGCCAAAGGCCAGAACAAAGAATTGTTTATGTTCGAAGGCAAAGAATACAACATAAGGGCCAAGTTTCCAACAGAAAGCAAGACAGGTTTTCCAGAAAGGGTTTTGGTAACAGACATACAAGAAAAGAAAAGTATACTGTTAAAAGCCAAGGCCAAAGAAAGTATCAGGAGAGAAGCAATGGCCAACGACAAAACAACGTCCAAAGACACTCCGTTGTACGATCCTGAACATCCAGATCATGATCCAGGAAGATTTGAAAGACGACAAGCATTAGACACAGAACAATCAATTGGATTGGACAGGCATGAAGCACACAACATAAGACAGGATCTAAAAGCAGAATACGGTGACACAGTCACGGGATATCAAGCCGCTTCAAGAGAAATGATTAACGTGTACGGTGAGCCTGTGTTGACTGAAATTGGATTTAGGAATGTTAACGGCATGTTGATCGACGACGGATTACCAGCAAGACCGTTGACCGCAGGTGAAACTGCAATCAGAAACGACATTTTAGAAAAATATCGTGCAATTGAAAATGACGTTATAAAATATGAAAAAGACACAGCATTGTGTTTGAGGACTAACAACACCAACTTCTAGGAGAAATTATGGCATACAATGATTGTTTGAATATATTAAGGAATGGTTACAAGAAAGTAGGCAAACCGTTTGACGAAAAAACTGCCACAAGATTCCTGGAAGAATACAAAGCAGAACAGAGAAGATTGCAACTGTTGGGATACAAAATGGAAGATGCTATCAGGCCTGCGGAAATGCCAAAATTCGTTACATCGTATGTAAACCAACGAGGTGAGGTCATAAAATTTGAACCACCAAAAATGAACTACGAGGACCTGTTCTTCTACAAATACCAGCAAGAATTGAGTCTGGTGCAAAGGGCCAAAGACATACAAAAAATGACCAGCCTCAAAAAGGCACTGGACATGGAAAAGAATTTTGAACAGAACATGAATGATTTTAGACGTGTGTTCAAGGACAAACAGACCGAACATGAGACGCTGTACAAAAAACAGGGTGCGTTTCTAGGTTTGGTAAACATCAAAAAAGATTACAACATATTGGACATGGAAGCAGACGTGGCAGTTGGACAGGTGTACGACACAAACTTCACGAGGAACAGTATGCCGCTAGATGTTAGAATACAAAGGAACAAGACCAACACTGATGCAACGTTTGTAAAAAAAACTAGAGAGGTGCTGGATGACCAGGAGTGGTCGAACTGGTTAGAGAATGTGGAAAACAAAAGAAATTTCATTAAGGAATATTCACGTTTGAAAAAATCGTATGACCTAGGTGAGGACATATCTAAAGTGGGTGCCACAGAATCAGGTGACGTGCAGGCAAAAAATTTAGCAGTTGAGGTGTTGAACATTTACAGAGACACACTGAAAAGATTTGAGGAAACAGGCATAGACACACGTAATTTTAAACCTTTCAACATCAAGATTGTTTGGAGTGAAAGCCAGTTGATCAAGACCGGTAGGAATGCTTTTGTTGATGATGTTGCACCTAGGATATCCGATGTGATAGGCAAAAACATTGAAGAGAGACGACAGTTGGCAGGTGAGATATGGGATCACATAGCCAGAGACAAAGGCAGTTGGCATGACGTTGACGCATTTTTGCAAAATTACAAATCTAGGACCGCGGAGGGACTGGAATACGACACATACCATTTGGAATTCAACAGCGGTGATGATTTTATACACATACTAGACACATACAACCCAACCAACAGGGTGTCACACGCTATCTTGCGTATGATCGAGACAAATGCAGAACAGTTGGCATTGCGACAGCATTTTGGGGCAGACGTTGAACTGGGAGTTTCAAAAATGATTGCCAGGTGGAAAGAACGTTTTGGTAATAATTATGAGAAAGTCAGCACCTATCACAAAGCCATATTGACCGATGCTGAAGACTACATAAACGGAATCAAAAACCCATCAATCAGAGATGTGATCGGTGCACCGGCTCGTTCAATTTCAACAGCAAGGACCATATTGGCAGGTGCCAACTTGGGTGGTGCGGTGATAACATCTTTCTTGGATTTAATGACACAACTTTTTGCAGGTCACAGAATATTCAAAATGACCGGTCTGGATGCACTACGTACAGCGTTCAGGATCAAACCAGAGACATTGGACAAACAGTCACAACAACAACTTGCAAAATACTTTTCAACATTTGGTGAAGGATATATAAATTCTGGTGCGGACAGGTTTGCGTTGCTAGACAGTTTCAGGGATCAACGTGGAGTGCAGAGATTTACTAGCGAATGGACACACAGGGTGTTGAAATATTCTGGATTGAATGCGTTGACAGAACAAGGACAGCAGGCATCAGGTCTGATGTATCACAGATACCTGTCCGAATTGGTCAGAGATGTGCAATGGAAAGATCTAGATGCAGAAATAAAAAACAACTTGACAAAATACGGATTGAATGAAACAGATTGGAAATACATCAAGGATCAAGACATATTCACACAGGACGGTGATGTGGACCTCTACAACACAAAATTGCAAGGTGCACAAGGGGAATACAAACTGGACAGCACCATACAGGACAAATGGACAGCAGTGATAAAAGATGCAGTTGACACCATGGTCATTAAACCTAGCGAATTTGACAAACGTGCAACAGCATTGTTCATGAACAAAGACCAAGGGTGGTCAAACCAATTGATCAGATCAATGACACAATTCAAAACTCACCCAATCACTTACACACGTAAAATATACATGAGAAAATTTTTTAGAAAACAATCAGAACTGTCGGGCAAACAATACACACATGGTGACAAACTTGTGGACATCGCATATCTTACCGCTACAAATTTCCTGATGGCATACCTGGTAAACGTTACAAAAGATGTTGTCAAAGGAAAACAACCGCAGAACATAGTCACAGCGGAAGACAGATACGCGGTCATGGAACGGGCAATGATGACAGGTGGTGCATTGGGTCTGGTCAGCGACACGTTCTTCAATCTAGCATCACCCATGCTGGAACAACTGATGTCACCGGAAGAAAAAATAAGATACACCAGACCAGAAGTCAACAGGTTGTTTCTAGGTCCGTTGGTGCAAGACATATACAACATGATACAGGACACATCCAGCCTAGGTACTGGAGGAATACAATACGCATACGGATTGGGAGATGCAGAGTATTTCACACGTAACGTGAGCAAACTGGGAAAATACGCATTGCATTTATCTGGTGCTGAAACATTTGTGGGCACCGCGTTGATCTACAGACTGTTGGTCAATGAATACATCACACAGATGATTGATTATGACGGTTACAGGAGGAAACAAAAAAACCTACAGCGTGATGCAGACAAGACCAGGGGTGGTGAAGTAAACAACTTCATTTATAAAAATTTAGGCAACGCATTAGGCTTGCAATAACAATAAATATTAGGAGAAAAAGGAACTTATGACAACATCAACCACAACACCAAGACTTAGTTACACAGCGGACGGATCAACAGCGGCATTCACATTCAATTTCGAGATAGCGGACAGTTCAAGTATCGCAGTATATGAAGGTGCTACCAAGAAAACATTAACTACGCACTATACTGTATCATTTGATTCAGGCACTTCAGGCACGGGTACTGTCACATTCACAAGTGCACCAACGTCAGGCACCATAACATTGATCAGGGACACCAACCTAGCAAGGACAACGGATTTTGAAAATTCAGGTGCTTTCCTGGCATCAACGGTGAACACAGAATTTGACAGGCTATCACAGGCAGTGATAGATGCCACAGACAAGATCGAACAGAGAGCAATACTGCTGGCAGAACCAAACACGGAGACAGCAACATTAACATTGGGTGATGCTTCCGCAAGGGCCAACAAGACACTAGCGTTTGACGGATCGGGAGATGTCACTTTGGCAGACGCGGCAGGCACAGTCACGAGCATCACGGCAGGCACGGGATTGACGGGTGGCACAATAACGGGGTCAGGCACGATAGCGATTGACTCAACAGTGGCCACGCTGACAGGTTCGCAGACACTTACTAACAAGACGCTTACATCACCTGTCATTTCATCTATTTCAAACACAGGCACTGTGACATTACCGACAGCGACAGACACGTTGGTTGGTAGGGCAACAACAGACACACTTTCAAACAAGACGCTCACATCACCTGTGATCAACACAGGTGTGTCGGGAACAGCCATACTTGACGAGGACACCCTGTCATCAAACAGTGCCACACAACTTGCAACACAACAGTCTATCAAGGCCTACGTGGATGCAGAAGTTGGTGCGGTATCAACAACATCAATAGCACAAGGCAATTCTAGTTTAGCGGTCGCAGATTCAGGCACGGGCACCATCACTGGTATAGTTGACGGTGTTACAAAATATCAAGTCAGTGCATCAAACGGTTTCCAGATCACAAACGGCAATTTTAGCGTAAACGCAGGATACCTTGAATCAGAAGGCATCAGGATCGAAGACAATGAAATCAGAGGTGTAAGATCAAATGACGACATAATCATTGATCCTGCAGGCACAGGTTCAATCACATTGAACAGTGCAGTAACCACAGGTGGTGCACTTACATCAGGTGGCAACATAGCCATGGGTGGCAACACCATAACAGGCCTGTCAACAGCAACACCGAGTGCTGACAGTGACGTGGCCCACAAGAAATACGTGGATGACTCTGTAGCCGCAGGAATACCAACTTCCGTTCCAACACTACAGACCGGCACCACAATGGTCACAACAGGATCACCGGGTCCAAGCACTACCATACAGATGAAGGTCAGTGGCAACGAGGAAATGACCATCACGGATGACGGTGTCAGGGTACACGGCAACCTAACAGTTGACGGCACACAGACGATATTAAACACTGCCACGCTTTCAGTGGAGGACAACATCATCACGGTCAACAGGAACGTGTCCGCGGTATCGGGCATGCCTAGTACATCTGGACTCGAGGTCAACAGGGGTGCTGACGGCACCAACGCAACACTGTTGTGGAACGAGACGGACGACAGATGGGACGTGGTGGGAGGCCCATGGTCAGCATCGATCAGGACTGACAGCATAACTGATCAGGGATCGGGCATCAACTTCAATGACAAGAGTTTGACCAACATAGGCAGTATCGTGTCCGACAGTTATTCAGCACAGTCTGGACAGGACTTCTACATCGGCCTACAGAACAACCTAGCAGAAGCATTCAGGATAGTGAACTCATCAGGACAGAACATCATCACCATAGATGCTGGTTCGGGCACCAACGGTGACACTGTCAACTTCGAGGGCAACATCAACACCACGTACACTGCTTCGAGACCATTCACTTTCAGCAACACCGTGGCATTAAACAATCCTGTTACGGTCACAGCGTCAATATCATCCAACACTTCAATCACTGCCAACACGTTTATCAGTGATGGTGCACAGATGATTGACAACCGTGTGGAGGCCACAAGGACCAACGACGATCTAGAATTGAGACCGGCAGGCACAGGAAAAGTACAGATTTCAGGCATCAAGTATCCAAACGCTGACGGATCAGCGGGACAACTATTACAAACAGACGGGGCAGGCAATATTTCGTTTGCCACGGTCAACACAGATGGCACGGGTGATTTAAGCATCGTAGGTTCAACCATATCAGCACCTTCAAACGCTGACCTCACACTAGCGACAACAGGAGCAAATGGAGACGTTAGGGTTGCCGCGGGAGGTGTTAAAATTGTCACACCAAACACCAGCAATCAAGAAGTACCATTGAAAGTCACAGTAAAATCAAGTGAAAGTGCGGCTGGTTTCCTAGAAATTATTACAGCCTCAAACTCATCAGACACGGCTACATTGAGTACAAAAATGAATCAGTACTTCAATCAGTATACTTTGTATGGTGGTAATTCGTCGCAGAGTGACTACGGTGGTACATTACAATTTGCCACTGTAAAAGCACACACATTATCAACCAGGGATCAGGGATCATTGACAGATGGTATTGACATCTCGGATCATGAGATCACTACCGCTTCATCAAACGCTAACCTAAACCTTTCAGCCAACGGTTCAGGCACGGTGACTATCAATGGATTAAGTTTCCCAACCGCAGATGGATCAGCAGACCAAGTGTTGAAAACGGATGGATCAGGCAATCTAAGTTTCGTGGCACAATCAGGTGGAGTCACAGGCAGTTCAACAACAACTTTCACAAACAAGACATTTGATGCAGAAGGCACAGGCAACGCACTTTCAAATGTTGATGTGGCAAATCTAAAATCAGGTGTGTTAGACACAGACCTTTCAAGTGTGTCAGGATCTGACGACACTTTGGCATCAGCCAAAGCGATTAAAACA